CTAGAGCGTAGTTGTATGTAGCAAGGAAACAATCTGAAAATTCCATTGCATTATTTCGCCATTGAATGAATGCATCCTTGTCAGATAGAACGTCATCTAAATCAAGCCAAGCAAGATAATCAGTCTTAGCATGTGAAAATGAGTAGTTTCTTGCCGCTGCAAAATCTTGAATCCAATCAAATTTGTGTAAAATAACTTTTGATTTACTTACAGAATCACCGTGCTCTGTTGCCCATTCTACTGAACCGTCTGTGGATCCAGTATCTGTCAAATGAATCTCGTCAAAACAACCTGCCACACTTTCAAATAGTCTTGGTAGGTTCTTTCTTTCGTTTTTCATTATTAAACATAGTGCAATTGTCGGACGAGCCATCGGTTTCTCCTTGGTTTATGATTTAACGACCATAGAAACCGAGTTCACTACAACTTTCGCTGCAAGTAAAGTGCTAGATCCACGACTGTATATAGAGAAAGCACCAGTTGGTTTAATGTAGGTATTGTTTCCCTCTAGATTTTCTTGGATACGCTTTAAATACCCGAATAAATCTACTGGATCTGTTGTGCTAGATCCAAATGTTGAGCCAACAGTTCCAATGAATGATGAACCAGATGAACTTAGTGATAAAATGCTAGTTCCTAGGGCAATCAAGCTGTTTCCGTACTCATCAGACCTATCTGATGGATCAAGTTGTCCAGAAACATATCGTCCTGTTCCTGTGCTTATAGTTGCAGAATCCGCCAAGAATGTAATTGCTTGAGTTGTTCCGTACTGAAAGTGATAGATACCGCTTCCAGGAAGTGGCTCATTGATGGCAGGTGGCGCAATCGTTGCACCGTCACTTAGTCTTGCAAAAATCAGGAACGTAGGTGAGAGTCCCGTTAGTGTACGGGGATCACTACTTGTCCCAAAACGCATTGAATAATCTTTCATGGATACCCCCTATAGAATTTATAAGCTAAAGCGATTGATAGTAAAATAACTAATAAAAATAATACTTTGTTTATTCTCATTACTTTTCTTATTTTTGCATGAGCTTTGTCAATTTTGTGCCTTGGAATAATTATCGGCTTTGTTTTTTGAACTAAAAGCCTTGCTTTATCTAAGAGCTTCTCTTGGTAAGTGTGGTTGTGGTTATATTTTGCCATTAGTGGATCACCGATTCATTCTTGATTTTTGTAATCTCTCTGATCAATTCGTTTTGAAGATCTGTGAGTTCTGAGGTCAGTCCAGGGATTGCGCCATTTGAGGCAGTCAGTGTTCCATATCCTGCTCCGAACTCTAGAAATATTTTAAGCTGAGCCAATTTCTGAGCGACTGCAAGTTTCGCATTATAAATATCGTCTGATGTGATAGCACTACCACCGCCACCGCCGCCGCTTGGGCTTGAGTTACCGACAAGAAGTCCAGAGGCTATAATGGTGGCGATAGCCGATGATGTGCAAATCGATTGTCCAACGATGTTCGAAAATGCAACCAAATTAGTTAAGTCACCGGTTTGGCTTCCAACTCCTGCACTTGTCCCTAAAAGGGCTCCTAGCGCTGAAATGATTCCTGATTGAGTAGCCTGACCTGCACTTGTGCCAGATAGCAGGCCGCCGGCTGTTAGAGTCCCAAGCACTGTAGCGATACCAGCTGAGGTCCCAGATATCGGAGAAAACGTCGCGCTATTTGTCAGATCACCTGTTTGTCCGCCAAGGCCAGCTGACGTTCCGCTGAGTGCGCCAAGGGCTACAAGTGTAGCTTGTGCAGTCGAAAGACCTGTACTCGTGCCATTCAATATTGCAATCGCGATGATGTTTGCAGTCGCAGTGGATAAGCCAGCGCTAGTGCCTACTAAGCTACCTTTTCCAACCAGAGATCCAGACAATGAACCAACACCAGGAGTTGTCCCCGATATTGATCCAGCTGGTAATTTGGCTGTAAGATTTAGCAGTAAAGACATTTAGCTCCTTAAACCCAATAGCAATCGAATGTTATGGTGATTGATAATGCACCCAATGTAGTCACAGTCCCCATATTTCTGCATGCAACCGCTACAAACTCCCCAGGATTAACTACAATTGGAGACTGAAACGTTCTAACTATATCTTTTGATTCGACACCGGCTGCAGCTGTTATCACATAATTTTGAACACCTAACGGTACACGTCTTGGTGCCTTAGTAACAGGAGACACAAAAGAGCCTGATTCTGTACCTGCCAAACTCACCGCGATATGTCCATATGCTAAGCTGTAAACCATATTTAGTGGACCACCGGTCAATGCCGTTTGTACTCCAGAACTGATCGACACACCTGTTATTACTAAATGCTTTGCTGTTTGAGAAGTTGATCCAGCAGGAACCTGATATGAGCAAAGTATTCCGTCAGATCCAGCGGTTAATGTTGGAAGGACTAAAAACGCACCACCAAGACCAACAAACTGTGCAGCGGCTGAAACGTTAACAAGGGCTGCTGCGGCTGCAGTAGCTGAGTTGGTAAGTATGGCAGTGCTTGCAATAGTACCACCGTCTTGTCCTTCATAACCCCTAAGGCCTGCCAAACATTGTTGGTGCGGAAACGGCATATTCCAAGCCAAATCTGCTTGAACCACGCATGCACCTGAAAATTTCATTAAACCAGCAGTTCCCGAAACAAGCGCTGAATTTCTTGATTGAAGACACAACGGTAAAGAATCAGACAAGAATGGTTGACCGTTACCGGCTGGAACTAAAGCCTCACCGAGATAAACTAGGCTTCCTGCTATCCCTCCACTAATTAATTGCGCCCAGAATTCAACTGTTCTTTCTGTGATAATAATTTTTAATTGTTGATTTAAGTTAGCTGTTGGAATGACACCAGAACCAGTCCAAGGACCTACTTGAGTCACTGACCCGTTGTAATTTAGTACTCCAATTAAACCTGCAGTTGTTAATTGAAACCAAACTCCGTCAGTTGGGGCTGTCGGAGTACCTGTGGAGGTCGAGATAAATAAACCCATTTCATAAACTTGGTTCGCAACAAGTGCAGCTGACAATGCATAGGTAAAAGAAACTTCAATCTGTCCATCGCCACGTAGCGTGAAGTATCTGTTTGTTTGGTAAGAGCATGCCGCTGCAGCTGTTAAAACAGAGCCTGAGTTTAACGTTAAAAATCCAGAACCTAACGTTGCAGCCTGAGTTACTGTTGCAGCTGAAAACTTCCACACTCCAGTATTGTGCGCAGACATATTGAAAGTATAGTCAAACACTGGATTCGATAACCCTACGCTCAGCCGTCTATCCTCAGATGATTTTAATTGGTTGATGTAGTTACTAGTTGGGGCTCCTGTTATTCCAGAAGTTCCCGGATCATTTTCTGGAGCTATTAAAGCATAGCCCGCATAGGTTGAGTTCCTAGTTAACGTTGTTTTTAAGTTATTAATAGCGTCGACCTCTGCGACGTTTCCTGAGGTATTCCCTTCGATTCTAAACCCGCTCACGCTTACTCCTAATCAGCCCAAACATATCGGGCAGTGAAAGTTCCTGTTAATCTTAAATTTGTTGCAGCTTGCGCTGTAAACCCGACACCTGCCGTTATTGAAACACATGACAAGGATAGACCTGATACAGGCAAAATTGAATGCTCGTAGGCGGTGTGCGTTGCTGTGCTATCAGTTCCCATTAAATAAATCTCAACCTTCGACGTTGCTCCAATACCAGTATCGGCGACGACAGTCGTCACGACGTTTGTTCCTGGAGCTGATCCAAAATTGAAAATAACAGTACCTTGTCCAGTTGCCATCTAATCAATCCTCGGTACAAGTTAATGCGCCAATTGCGAATTGTGGGGTGATTCCCGCACTCACTGCAAGGGAAGCTGTTAGTGCTCCGCTATAAAGAATTTGTCCCGCACCCGATGCCGTTGTGACCACGCTAAAGAATGTGATTGTGTTACTTCCGGCAGTACAAGCCGCGAAGTTGATCGCTGCAGCATTTGCGACTTGAGTCGTTCCGCTCACTGTCCATCCGCCTGACGTCCTTGCTACTGCAACCCTGGCGTATCCCGTGTAGGTGGCCTCAGATGTTACTGCAGTTCCGGTTTCACCAGGATCAGCCGTATGAAGTGCGACCCAAATACTTCCGATCGCATCCCAACTGAGTGCTGTGTTGTTAAATATTTTTAGAAGTAAATCACTTTCAGTCGTATTACTTTTACTCATAGTCTTCCTTTACGAATAGCTTAAGCTAGCCCTATTATTCCAAATATTTGTGTAATTAATGTTTCCGTTTGCATATTCAAACAAAGTAACCGTTCCGCTGATTGTCACGCGCTTTATTTTCCAAGCGCTCGCAGCATCCGTCGTACCTACGACCGCATATCCAAAGTAGGTGACGGTCGAACTCGCTTCATCGATTCGCTTTGACTGCTCATATCCCTCGACTGCAATCGAATCATTGGCCTTATCAAGTGTAATGTCGATTATGTTTACATCAAGGCCGCGCTTACCGCCTACCAATGTGGTTGTGGCCTTATTGCCACTAACGTCCGCGATCGCTACCGAGTCGGTGATGGCTGAAACCGTTACGTCAACCGCTGCATTCACGATAGTTGTCTTGAGCGAATGCGTTGGCGCATCGTAACTTTCAACTATACAACTGTTCATGTCTCCAGGGCCAAGATTTGCCATTATTTAATCCTTTATTTTTTCTAAAGCATCCCTAATTATCTGCAAATATAAAGTATCAATTGCCGGGCTCGTATCTACATAGCTCTGCTCATAGAACCTAATAGATTCAAGCGCTGCTTTACATATTTCCAATTGTTCACTCAGGCCAAATTTGGCTTTAGTCGTAGTCATTAATTGCCAGACCTTGTGAGACTAAAAAAGTTTTGATTAGCTACGGAGCTAAATGTTGGGGTTGTAGCATCGCAGTAACATCTGATAGTAACTACTTGACCAGCGTTTAATGGCACTGAAAATACAACTACTTCTGGATAAAGTGTCGATACTGCAGCTGCAGCAACTTGAATGTTTGTGTAAGCTTGTGCACCGTCTACGAATACGGCCACTACTCCTAATTTACCTAGACTATAGGTGGCTGTAATCGCTACTGAAGCTTGAATAGAGTAAGTACCACTTATTGGTATAGTATAAGAACCGGAAGCATATTGGTTGTGACTATCTCTAACTTTAGTTCCGAAGGTAGTAGTGTTATAAGCAGCGGCCAAAGTACCAGTAGGTGGAGCGCCTGTATAAAGAGCATTCACACTCTCACTCGCAGCAATCGTTGCTGGGCCTGATAGCTTTGAAATGTTTAACGTAGCCGCATCTAAAGTCAATGTGCTTACAGAGTTATTCCCAGCGGCAAAAAGCTTAACTGTTATCAAATCACCAGAATTACATTTTACTTTTCCGCTAAAAGGGCAACCAGTGAACGTTGAAACCGTTGGAGTTACGTCGGCACCTCTGATTTGTTCAACACCATTTACTTGGACTGATGCAAAATAGCGATTGGCCAATACATTTGTGGATACTAAGTTCAAGGAACCAATAACGTCATAGAAACCAGAACTTGGTGCTGGATATGCTGACCCATTCCAAACTCCATGTGTATCAAATGTTGCAGTAAAGGCTATAGCTGAAGAGTAACCAGCGGTTGGACCTAAACCAGAGCCATTACTAACACCACTAAAAGCCACAACCCTAGTATCAGTATCAGCGCTCATTACTGTGTTGGATGACCAGCCTACGATTGGGATTTTAGCGTAGAATCCAATTCTAGCCGCTGCGTTACCAAAAGGTATCAACGTACTTCCGACGTTGGATGCTGTATTGTTATTAATCAAAGTTAGTTGAGTGCTTGAATAAATGCCTACGGCCAAACCATAGGTTGTCGTACCGTCGTATCCAGAACCGGAACCAACGTCAGAGGCATACGCCACAGAACTACCACCAGTGACCTTGGTTAGGTCAATAGTATATCCGGCGGGAAGGTTAAAAGTATATGTCCCCGTACCAGAGGCACCGGCTACAGTTTGGTTATACTCATACCTAACCAATAAGGAGTCGCCTTCTCTTTTTGTGTATAATTGTTCTGTATGTGTACCTTTAGTAGGGCTTGCCGTTGACCCCTGAATGGCCATGGTAGGAATAGCAACCCAATCACTCATCGCAGCGCCTGATGCTGTGATTTGTTCACCTAAATAAAAATCATCTACGTAAAAGCTACTTGCTCCAACTGGTGCCACAGGATTGTAAATAGAAATTTGTAGATTAGTAGAATTTGAAGCTGTTTGGATTGTACCTGTGTATGTTCCTACTCCTGATCCTTGAACTATATTGAAGCAACCAGATGGTTGAATCCAAATATTATTAACCATGTCGTAAACTGCAACAGCATAAGTGTTTGTTGCGTCACCTGACATGACAGGAGCTCCAGTTACAGATTTATATTTGAACTTAATTTGCAAGACTTTTGCTTGCATTGAGATTGGAATCGGAATGGCCTGTGAAATATACATGTCACCAATTGTGCCAGCGCCACTCGTCGCGTAATTTAAAGAATACTTACCATTCAATTGTCCGCTTGAAACAACTGCAGGTGCTGTGGTATTTGCGCCCTTTGCCCTACCACCATTTGCAGCTGAGAATGCTGCAGCTCCTGATCCTACACTTGATGGAAAACCATTTGTGACTGTTGCACAACCAATCGCCGTCCATCCACCGGTGTCACCATCTTCAAAATCAAAACCAGACAACATCAAGTTATTATTGTTTATACTCGTATTAATATAACTCCAGTAACCGTTAATTGCATCAGCTTCGAAACTTGCTCCAGTTGTGAATGCTTGGTTTGCAATGAATACAGAGTTTCCATAGTAGACCATTGTTCCAACGGCTGTCACCACGCCACCAGACCATTGACTTATTCCGCCACCGCCTCCGCTAATACCTGGAGAAAATTGAATCATAATAACCTCAGAAAAGAGAAGAGCCCCCTGAGCTAGTCAGAGAACCCCTCAAGTAATTTAAATAACGTTGTAATATTTAACGATATCTTGGATTGGCCTCAAAACCACTCCACCAACAATGTTTGAACATGCTGAGTTAGCTCCACCAGATAAGTACATAACAACGTCATTTGCATAAAGAGTCGTAAGAGTGGAACCAATTTGAGGTAATGAAACCCCAACTGATAAACTCAATACTCCGCTTGTTCCGTATGATGTAATTGCAAATGTTGAACCTATGCTAAATACTGTGTAACCTGCTCCGACAATAAATCTTTGGATCTGGAAAATACCAGTAGGTGTTCCAGAGACGCCCTGACCTGAAAGTTGAATCATGTCAATAGACGATGGAGTTGGAATCATACCAATCACCCATGTTTGACCTGTTCCAACTACAGAGCCCGGAGCCCCTAAATCAAACTCCATAGGATATCGTTTGAGTGATGCATCTGAATCGCGATTAATTGCGCCCATGTTGCACCCCTACAGCATTCCGAAATGTGTTTTCACATCCTGAATTGGTTTAAGTACGATTCCTAGTGAAAGAAACTTAGATGCTGTATTTGCAGCGCCCGTTGTTACTGTCAAAAGATCATTTGGCAATACGTTTAGTAATGTCGATCCGTAAGACGCCATTAAAACACCGCTTGAACCAAATGTACTTGCACCGAAAGCACCAGCTCCACTTGTTCCAAACTCTGCAGTTAGGTTTGATGTCCCAACTCCAAAGATGATAGTCGTAAAACCTGTACCAGTGATAAATCTGTTGATAGCAAATGCGTAAGTTGGTGCGCCTGATAAACCCCAAGCTGCAATTTGCGCCTCCTCGATAGTACCAGCGAATGGAACAATACCAAGGTTAAGGGTTACACCAGTTGCAACAGCTGAATAGTTTGCTTCAAAAACTTTTCTTTGTTCTGTTGTATCAAGAGTTCTGTTTAAGATTCCCATTTATAAAATCCTTTCTTAATTGTATTTAATCATTTTGTCAGCTCGTCTCTCGACACTGACTTGTTTATTCATATTTGCGGTAATAGTATCACTGAAAGCTTTCTTAAACTGAGGAGCCATTTCCCTTGCAGAATCTTCTGTTTGATTCTTTATTAATCTGTCCTTTTCTTGATCTGCTTTTTCGTAATCTTTAAACAAACTCTCAAGAACATCTCTATTTTGTGAATCAATCATTCGAAGCCTGTCCCACACAATCATCTTAGACCATGAGGCTGGCTTCCCGTTTCGCTTCCAATTCTCAGTCAACGCAAATATGAAGTGAGGTGAGTCCTTCAAAACAGTCAATGACGTTCCGTCGAGGTCGTAAGACTCCCAACGGTGAGACTTTCTATAAACATGATGTTGTTCACCTACTTTTTTACAGTAGAGAAGTCTATCATATAATTTTAAATACTCCGTCATTGACTGTTCGTAATTCATTTTATCCTCTAATTACTAGGGTGATGTGTAACCAGTTAACACGCCAATTGCAGCTGGTTGTTCAGGAAAGAAATTCGTGAAATGTCTTATACGAACTTCTAAACTATCAACGTCACTGTCTGCAATGTACATAGATCCTGTTTCATCCGCGAATGACATCGCACAAAGTTCATACATCTTACAAGTTTCAGCTGGTAAGAAGATGATACGTTGAGGACTGTCTTTATCTGGAATTACAGGAATTCCATTGAAATCAAGGTAGAATTTACCTTTGTCTCCGAATGTTCCATCACCTTCCATTGTGTTTGAATAACGCTTATCAGGCGTTAACAATTTCTGGTAATAACGAAGAGTCGTGAAATCAGTCCAACAAGCGTTGTATGATCCAACGTTACCACGTCTTAAACCTTCGTTGAAAGGAGTCTGCATTGCATCGATTGACAAGATAGGATTCGGAGCAGATGTCAAATCTGTTACGTTACCTTGGAATGCCAAGTTAGTTGCACGGTTCACACCATAGATAGTGCTAGTAGCACCGTCCATTGCGTAATAGATACCTTGGATTTCGTTACCATTTGAATTCGAACGAATCAACTTGTAAGCTGCACTTGCAGTTACTGGTTGATCAAGAATCAATGTTGCAGTCGAACTTGATGCAGTTCCAACTGAAATACTGTTCACAGTGATACCTGATTGAATCAGGTTTGCACTTGCATCGATAATATCAAATGTAGTGTTCACATCGATGTATTTCAAAGCAGGTTCAGCACCTGTTCGACCAGCGATAACAAGCGTAGTGCTTGCAACAGCTGCTGTAGAAACAACCGCTAGATCACCAACTCCATTCCAACACAACTGTCTTGAAATATCGGTTTTCATATCTTTGTATCCCATTTCAAGCTCAAAAGCTGCAGAACGAACAAATGATCCGATATCACTTTGTGAGGCCTTGATCATTGGACCAGTAACTGCAAAACGAAGATAGTTGAACTTCGCTTGAATTGTTGCTTGAACAGTTGTTTGACGACCTTTTTTCGGAAGCGCGCCGCCGTCACTTGTTGCTCCAATACCTTGACCGCGAGAAGTTCTCAAAGGACGCACTACTTGGTAGCCTGACCAGCCTTCTTTGATTTTCTCACAAGCTCTGTATATTGGAATCTCTTCGTTGATCAAATCAATCATTGGGCCTTGGTAGAAGTTTTTCAACTCTGCCAGACCGGAGGTAATTGTCTGTGTTAAATTAGCCATTTTAATAACCTTTCATTATTTTTAAATGAACATTAGCGACCAGTAATCTCTTTAAGAGCGTTCTTAGTCACATCACCAATGCTCTTGAATTTTTGAGGAGCGTTCGAAATGGTACCACTACCACTGTCAACATCTCTCCCTTTTGCATTTGCTTTCTTCTGCTCTTTCACTAGTGATCCATAACGGTCACGCAACATTTGTTTCATCTCGTTATCGACTTGCTTAAAGGTTTCTGACCATAACGAATCGTCTACTTTAGTTCCGTTATTATAGGCCTCATAAACTCTTCCAATAACCAATTCAGGAATTGCATCCTTATACTCCTTAGAATACTTCTCGATACTTTTATTTATCTCAGTTGTAGTCTTTGCAGTTTGTTGTTCATCGTAGAATTTCTCAAGCTTTTGAACCTTACTCATCATTTCGATATCAGGAGTCTGATTCTGTTGGTTGACATTGTTATTACCTTGATTGCTTTGTGTGCCTGATGCCTTGCTTAAAGTGTCTTTTAGATATGTATGAAACTTCTCAGGATACAATTCTAAAAACTTTGCAGCTAGGTTCGGATTATTCGCCACAGCCAACAAGTCCCAATGAAGGTTGTTGTAATACTTCTCATCTGATTGGCGCTCTGTTTCATATGTTTTGCGCTCGTCACTGAGAGACTGTGTTTTGCGAGTGTAATCTTGTTGGCGTAAAATAGCTTTCTCTAGATCTTTTGCAGTCCATTCTTTGCCTTGATAGCGAAACTTCTCTAGCTTCTCAAGATCATGAATAGCTTGAGTTGCCTCAGCGCTTTGTTCACGATCCGGTCGAGCGCTAGCACCAGCTGGCTCTTCACGGCGTTCAATTTCATTTACATTCTGAGTACCAGCATCAGCATTACCTGAGAAAGTTCCGGTGTATTCAGGAAATCCACTCATTATTTAAATCCTTTGATGTTTAGATAAATAATTTTACCTAATTAATATTTTCGTTCTTTAGAGATGCTTGCAAATCTTTCTTTTGCCTTGTCTGCAACTCTCTCTCTCAATGACCCGGCGCCACGACCAGCGTGTGACCCACCGTGTCCGCCAAGAGCTTTTAGAATCTTGTCTAGCTTGTCACTCTCAGCTTGTTCGTGCTCAGCTGGATGATTTCCATCTGTATTTACTCCCATATTATCAACTTCGTGTTCATTTGGCTCGCCAGACTGAATCATGTCATGTTCAGCCATTAGCTCGTCATCATGTTCAGCTCCGGCTCGTTTTCCGTGAACAATCGGAGGAGCTAGGTCTGATCCAGACTTCTCATGCTCATGAAGTGAGTGAAGATCTGGATGATCACCATTCTCACCACCTTCATGCATTGAGTCCCCGTCATGAATCATGTGTTTTTTATCTTTGAATCCCTGCATTTTCTTTTGAAGTGCTGCCTTCATAAAATCCATTTTAATATTCTCCTATCATCTGTGTATTGGCGGTAAGTGGTTTGCATTCGGTACTGGCTGTTGTTCGATAGGTGGCGCTTGTTGACCACCTTGTGATGTGACAGGCATTTGGGACATTAGCTGATGTCCTTGCATCTTAGATGTTTGAACTGCATGCTCTGCCATGTTTTGGCCTTGTGCGATTGAAGGATTTAGTGTTTGGATACCAGCCTGAATTCTCCACTCCATTACCCATATAAATTTTTGTTTTTGTTGATCAGATAAAGTATTAAATTTGTCACTTATTCTGTATTCGTTCATCATTTCAAGATGACAAGCCTGGTTATCAAACTCAGACATGTTTTGTTGCAACACTTTGTCATCTTCTTTTTCAATTGCTTCGATAACTCTCTTAACTTGAGCTTCGTCAAGAGACTGTTTCTTCCACATCTCGTTTGAATCCCCAAACTCAGTCCATTTACATACTTTTGAGAGTACTTTTGGGTCACCAACTGGCCCAAGAAGTCCCATTTGGTAAGAATTTAGAATATCTTGGCGTCTCAAGACCTTACTCTGGGGAATTGTTGATCCCTCAATGACAATAACGTCGAAGTTTTCTTTCAAATCATCGCCCATGAAGTCTTTTACACAATACTCAAGACCCTCGCCGGCGATTTTTAGTGTCCTTGGGAGTTTGTAATACTCATGAGCATATTTTAAAATTGCAGACCCAAGCTTAGCATAAGCAATTTCGTTTCTTGTGGTCGTAACACCGATCCGGGTCTGATCCTGCTCTTGCAAGAAGGCCATACCTTGAGCTGGTATTGATGCGCTGGGCAAAACACCGCGTGAAATCTCGTTGATACCTGATACGAAGTCGAATTCATGATCAAGAGTTTCAATTTCTTTGTAAGCATACGGAGGCATTTGCGGAATGACCATGGCTTTTGGCTCAGACGCTCCCGGTACCATGTTGTACTCGACAACCTCACCGTTATCATTGTTTATTGCTTCCTGGCCCAAGCCAGAACCTTTTGGCGCCATGTACTTACCGGCCAAGAGTTTCCTCACCCAATCAGCCATTTTAGTTCGCGAGATATTGTACTGATCTTGAATAGGTCTAAGGTGAGTGATGATAGCTTCAGAATCATACCTTCCACCGATTACGATATCGTCTATTTTGAAAATATCGTACTCACCGATCGGAAGTTCTTTGTCCTCAAGGAGGATTCCACTTGCCGTAACAATCATACGACCTCGAGGATGATCCTCACTTCTCTTTTCATAATAAACCAGCTCGATAGCTGCGTTTTTCATTTGGTCCTGAGTCTGTGCACCCACGATTCCAACACTGGTAAGAGAATTAGACTTCATGTCATAGGTAGTAGACAACAACCAGGTGTCTTCCTCTTTGACCGCATTTCCACGCTCTGGCCACTTAGCTTTAAAATAGTCTAGCTTTCGCACTCGCACTTTTATGATCCAGGCCGCCTCATCAAGAGTCTTTGCCAAAGGATCTCTGAAAATCTCAAGAGCATTTAGAACTTCAATCCTGATATCACCCTCATATCCCTGAAACTCATTTGTCTCAGGGTCGTACATCGGCTCGCCCAATGTTGGGTCCCACATAGCTTGCAAGTAAGCACTGCCTCCCTGCATAGCATTCATGTGAGCATCTTGTCGTTTTTCATTGAAGCGCTGTCTCTGAAGCACGTTATCTAGGACTTGCATTCCCAATCTTGATGCATCTTTGTCACCAGTTGAGTTTGAGTTTGGTCGGACATCATACCTCGGAGGCGATTGAGTGATCCGGGCCAGCCTATTTTGAATTGTTGGCAAGATCTTGTTAATCTTGAATCTGTTTCGGCTGATCTTTCGCTTTGGATCTATGTTCTTAAATTGCCTGTAAGTTGTGTCAAAATAAACACCATCAAATCCAAGTAAATAGGCAACGTTGCAAAGATAGATTCCTTCTTGTGCAATACGAGAGTTTGTTTGTCGAACGAGGTCTATCTTTGATTTTACGTAACCTACGAGTTGTTTCTCTTCCATCGTTTGGTCTGATGGTTGTTTGATTGGCTCAAGATCATCATTGGCGATCTTTGACTTAAAGAATGATTTCGTGATGTCAGATATTCCCATGATTCTCCAGTTGGGGTTTTCTTGATCACCAAATCAGTCCAAAAGTAGGGTATTGATTGGCAGTAGCTGAATATGTCTATCGGCCTAGCATTCCGTTGAGTTCAGCCAGAACCTGAGCATTTTGTGCCTCAATTTCTTTTTGATCATCATCGGTTTTTACTTTCTCTCTCTCGAGAGTTTTTGGATAATTTTTTGCGATAACGTAGTCAGGGTAGTTTTTAGATAGTAATTTGTCAATAAGGTCATTTTGAATGCGACTCCAGTAAAGAAACTGAAGCACATTCACGCCTATTAATATCAAAACTAAAACCATTGGCCAGGGTTCTATCATCTTAGTTTATTCGCCTTCTCGTTAGCCTCGTAGTTGTAGAACTGCTCGGCAGTCATTTTATCAATTGAATCATTGTGATCTTTTGTCCCTGCAACATAAACCTTCACACCTTTATAAGTCATGTATCTGTTCGCTTGCTTTCTTGTTAAATGATCGAAAAGTCTTTGAGTTACCTCAACATACTCAACATCCTCAAGAGGAGCATTCCCAATTGCAAACTCAAACTCCGGAAGATTGTCATAGATCACTCCCTCATCTGACTTAGGTGCGTCGAATGGAGTCTCTGGTTGTTTTGGCAATCTGTTCGAACCAGCTCTTGGCTTAATCTCTTCAGTATTCTGTTCTTTGCTCATTTGGATCTTTCCCTTTCTTAAGTTGTTCAATAAACCAACGCTCATACTCTGGAGAGTTCGGAGCTGGTGCTTTTATGTTTAAAACTGGAGTCGGATAAAATACCAACTGTTCAGTGTAACAAGCTGCGTCAATGATGTCATCATGAGCACCTCTTGGGAAGGAAAGTAGCTGAGACTCAAAGTCACTCAATCCCTTTGCCAAGAACACCTTACCGAATTCGAATCTTGGAACCATGCTGAGAATTCTCATTTCCTTCGTCTTGTTAGTTGGTGGCTGAAGACCAGTGATTGGCAAGAATTCAAGTCTCTCTCGCATCTTCTCGCCCAAGAAATGAAGTATCACATTTTGAAAAGCAACCTTCTCAAACCCAAGACCCTGCAACTCATAGTGTTTGTGCAGTCTAAACAGCATCTCAATAATTTGAGTAGGGTTTAATTTATATTGTGCGGCATGTCTAACATACCAGTTTTGATCAGTGTCAACGCTAACAACGCAAACACCTGTGTAATCAGAAGTATTAGTCTGAGTACTGGCCGGATCGACTGTGGCAAAAGTGTAAACATTCTTTGGGATCTGATCATAATATTTAAACCAAGACTTTTTAAAAGTTTGAAGATCGCTAGGGATAATTTCGTTCAAGTATTGGTTTGAAAATATGTAAGAACCTTGAGTCATCTTCTGATTCTCAAGATATTCTTTAGTTAACTTCTCAGGAAAAAATAACGAGCCATCTTCGTTGTAGGCCCGTTTATAAACTACTTCCCATTTCAATGTCTACCGCTGTCTCTGTTTTGCTTTTAATAATGCATCGTTAACATCATCTTTATTGTCTTGACCCATGAATTGCAATGCATTTAAGCCAAGACCTAATGGACCACCGACATAATTTACTGGATCACCGGCCATGCTAATAACTTTTCCCATTGTCGGAGCAACTGATTTATCAGGTGTTATGTCAATTTGATTAGCAATTGCATTAGCAAGCTTGTCTTTCATTCCTTCATAATAAGAAACACCTTTTTTAATGTAAGGAACTGGTGAAAAATCAGGAGTATCTTGTTGTGATGCACCAGCTCCAATTAATCCTCCAGCCATTATTTTTGAAGAGTCTTTAAATCGTGGGTCGAAAGCGGCGTTTGATGATCTGATTTGATTTGGTTCAAATACTGCAGCTATGTCCTGCTTTACTTGATTATTTGAATCAGCTGGGTCATAGGTATTCTTAAATAAAACACCTGTCTTGCCTTTCTCTTGCGCTTGGTTCATTTCATTGGCATAGGTTGTATCTCTGTATCCTTCGCCCTTATAGTTTTTAACGTGGATATTTTCACGAGATCCTTTTAGACGATACTCACCAACGTTTTGTCCAACTGAATTTAGAGTATCCTTTCCAGATTCAATTGCCTGTTTAAGACCAATAAGTTCTTCCGGGTTCTTTGACGCAGACTCTAAATATATGTTCAACATGCTATCATTAGCGCCAGATGCTACAAAATCCTTAAATTTATTGAAATAATCATGTTTAAGTTTACTTATTTGATCATCACTTAAAGGATCTTTAATTCTAGAGTTTAGATTATCAATCATGCTTTGAGTTTTATTTTTCGACCAGTCTTCTAAGGTTGTTTCTGGTGGCACAATTCCCTGACGAATCTCTCTTTCATAAGTAGATTTATACCATGGTGGTGGTTCACTAAAGAACTTTTGAGCTTTCATGGATTCATCTGAATATCTTTTATTGTTATATTCTATATAACGTGCTTCTTGCCAGGCATCTCTTATCTTATCAACATCACCATAAGAAATTTTTTTTTGTACAACATTGCCATCAGATGATTGTCCATACTCTTTAAATAATCTGTCAGCTGTTTCTTTTTCGTTTGAGTTTATTTTACTCTCGTAATCAGGTCCATACTTGGATTCAAGAGAATTAACATAATCATTAAATTGTTTACCTGATGCATGCTCTCTTATGCTTTCCCTAGAAATTCCCTTATCAGCTGCAAGGTTTGCGTAATCACTTGCAGTACTAGGATCTGAAGCAAAGAAAAATCCTTTTTTAGAAGACTGCGCTCCAGTGTTGGCACCGAGTGCTTCCTTTTGAAACTCTGGAATATCTACAGTTGAACCATGATACCAATTTCTACTACCAAATCCCATATCCTTAGATCTTTGAGATTGGTTACCATAGACTTCATCTAATGCATTTAAGTACTGGCCTTTTGCCTCACCCCTTAAAGCTGTAGATATTTCAGGAGTCGCAACGTGTTCAATTGCGCTTGAAGCATTCATTAACTTACGTTTTGCAATGCCAAGAGCCTCAGCTAGAGCGTCGAATTTTCCCATATTATCACCACACTTGTTCTACGTGGAACCTATAGTAAAGTCGCGCCAGCTGTAAATAAGAAGTTTATTGCAACTGTAGCACTTGCACCTGAAGCTGCAAGCCAAAAAGCTGCAGGACCATTCCAAGGATACATCTCACCAGTCACTAATGGATAACCACCAAGACCAGTCACAGCCGTTGCTCCACCAATCGATATACCTGCAACTTGATTTGGCAATATCTGAATAGTTGCACCTGTAGTTACAGCAACCAATTTCATTTGTCCGCCGCAACAACCAGCTGGTGGCTTGATTAAAGTAGGGAATGTTGTGCCAGACAGTGGAACGAGTGGGATTTGAGTGGCGCCAAAAGCAAAAGCTTGATTCATGTTGACTCCGAGTTAGAGAATATTTTCTTGTTCAATAGACTTTTCAATTGTGCTTAAATTGTAAACCCCTGTCAATGGAGTTGTCTTAAGTCCTAATTCGTTTAGGATGATATGTCCAATCAAATCATTCTCTGAATACCTTGTCCCAACAACAATATAGATACCACCAGGCTCTAGAATTGATAAGTTGTACTGATAATGAGCGATTACTTTTTCGGCATTCTCTTTTGAGGCTGTGTTTCTAGGTGAATTGTAGTCATCGCCCAAGATTATGCTGTAATGTTGCCCGACCCTAGTTGTCCCAATACCACCTGCCGTTATGCTGGCCTCTTTGTAAGGCTTGGTCCTTTGTTTGATGATAATCTCATCTTGATTCCAAAGTGAACCTTTGTATTCACCAAACAATTTTCTTAGGTTTTCGTTACCTTCCAAGTGATAGGTTATCTCACGAAGATAAGTGCATGAGTTTCCATAGAGTTCTGAATCTATCAAAATCCTCTCATTAGGATTTCTGTTCAATGCAAATATTGGGAATGCGATTGTGCATAAACTGGACTTGAGACATCCACGAGGTAGGACGATTAGTTTTCTGTTGTTACTCGATTCCAGTGCGGTGATCACTTCGCCATGGGTGGTCATCGTCACATCTTTATAATCCAATATTGAATGTGCAAGAACAAACAACGAAGACTTCACCATCTCAACAATTTTATTACTTGGATTCATCTTCTTTGGATTCTTTTTCTTTCCTTGTTCCTCTAATTGTTGGAATCGTAAATATCTTATCTCGGTGAATATTCATTTTCTCAGCTGCAGCCAAAATCTTTTCTGCAAGCTCTTTGTCTATTGGGCTACCTTGAAAAGTATTCTCAACATAGACGTCTGCTTTTTCTTCCACTCGTTCTTTTAAGATATTTGTAACAAGATATTTTAATGCTGTAGAATTGCCTTTTTTAGCCTGTTCCCACATGATTCTTCTCACTGATGCTTTTCCGTGCTCTCTTCCACTTGCTATAATAGCCGAATACTTGTTTTCCAAAGTATCAACGCTACAATCAAAGAATGCAGCCATCTCTTTCATTGTACAACCAATTGAAGATAAGAACTTAATGTCCTTTTCTGATAATATCTTTGGAGCAGTTTTGCCAGACTTAGGCACAGTACTTTTCTTCACTACAGTATCCATTATTTATTCACAAACTCATGTCCACATACAGGACATGTAACTGATTTATTGTTTATCTCGTCATCTGATTTATCATCGGTTTCATCTTCTGTGATTGGATCTGGCTCTAGTTTGAAATCTTTTATTCCAAGCATCTCAAGATCAAATGGTCCAAGTTCACCAATGTCATCATGAATACCGCTTAAATCAAGGATTGACCATTCAGCTATCGCATTATCTGATTGAATGAATGTGTACTCAGCTTCATCTGATTTGAATTCTTGATAAACAACAGGAAACCATTTCACACCAGCTCTTAGTGCTGCAAGCCTTCTGCCGTGACCTGCTACTATAAACCCAGACCTGTTTGAAATAATAATTGGATGCCTTATTCCATGATACTTATACATTTTTGCAAGGCGTTCAATTTGATCTTGACCGTGTTTATTTCGGTTTTTAGGGTGATCTTTGAGAGTGAGTGGATCTACCAGCTCATCATATTTGCAGTATGTTTTAATTTCTGTTTCAACTTTTTTCACTTCATCAGCTACATCGACAGTAGTCTTTCGACTTGTCTTTGTCGTTTTGATTTCTTTTTTCATATTTACAAAG